TATATTTATTTTCATATGAAGTTAATTCAAATTAACCTTAATAAATAAAAAAATCCTATGACATCGAACGAATTAAAAGCACTTGTCAAGGAATATTTTAACCTTACCGAAGTTAAATTTGGCGAAATTTTTGACGAGAACAAAGCATTCAAAATTGTATTTGAAGGCGATACTCTCGAATTAGGTATGCCAGTTAAAGTGGTAACTACAGACGGCCAAGAAATGGACGCTCCTGATGGTTTCCACAAACTTGAAGGTGGTATGGTCATTAAAACTGAAGGTTCTAAAGTAGTAGAGATCACGTACTCATCAGAAATGAAAGAGGAAATGGTTGAAGAGACTTTAGAGGGCGGTAAAAAACTCGCTGAAGAAAAAATGGCTGAAGTTGAAATTCCTGACGTAGTAGAGCAGTTCCCTGTAGAAGTACAACGTGGCGCTGAATACGAAGGCAAGAAAGAAGAAATGGAAACTGAAGAAGAGGCAATAACCAAAAAGGACATTGTTGAAGCAGTAGCCAAAGCAGTAGCTGAAGAGCTTACTGAAATGAAAAAAGAACTTATGGCAATGAAGGAGAAGATGGCAAAATTTGCCGCTGAACCTGCAGCCGAAAAAACCCTTCCAGCATCTAAAAAATTTGCATTGGAAACAACCGTAGCTACCCCAGTTAATGCTGCTCGCTACGAAATGATGAAAAATCTTATTAAAACCAAAAAATCTAAATAATCATGAGCTTAAACGTATCAGCTTTAGCGGACTTTAACAACCAGATTGCTGGGGAGTTAGTCCTTAAGATGGTTTACGGTGGTAGCACTATCGAGTACGTAACTGTACAAGAAGGTGTTAAATTCCAAGAGCCAATCAATTTGTTTGAGGTTAGTTTGTTTATGAACAACAGTGCTTGTGTATCAAGTGCTTCTGGTTCAGCAACCTTTACTCAACGCACTATCGAGGTTTGTCCTCGTACCTCTTTCGACGCACTTTGCTTGAAAGATCTTGACAAAAAGTACCTAGGTATCTCTTCACTTGAGCGTGGCTCATATAATGAGACTTGGGCACTTGCAAACGCTTACTCTGAGCTATTGGTTAACCAATTCCAGAAAGCTAACGACCAATTCCTATGGCAGCAAGTATCTGCTTCATATTCTACCTTCGGTGGAACTTGTGCTGTATCAGGTCTTAACAGAATCATCACTGGTTCTACTTCAGGTGTTGTACCTATTCCTTCTTCATCACTTGCCGCAGCTAATATCTTAGCTACTATGGATACGATGATTGCTACTTCTTCTGCTGACGTTGCTGACCGCGATGACTTAACATTCTTTATGAGTGTTACTAACTTCCGTAACTACGTTGCTGGATTACGTGCCGCTAACAATTTCTACTTTGACCCATCAAGCATCACTAACCGTGGTGGTTTGTATGAGATGGCTTATCCTTTCCAACCAAACATTAAGGTTGTTGGAACAACAGGTCTACAAGGTTCAAATCGTGTAGTACTAGGACCAGCTAAGCAAATCGTTGTAGGTACTGACTTATTAAGCGATTTCTCAGAATTCCAATTATGGTACGATATTAACACAGACACTCTCCGTCACCGCATTTCTACCAAGTTAGGTGTGAACATCGCTTACCCTGAGTTCTGGGTTTCTAACGATCTAGCCTAAATCAATCTTGCTTGAAGGGGGGATGCACTGCTCTCGCTGAACCCCGGATAGCTTTTCACTAATAAAACAATAAACCAAATACTATGTCTTGTGATATAACTTCAGGATTTACTCTCGGATGTCGTGACAACGTGGGTTCAATCAAACAAATCTACATTTTATCTGGTTCTGTTACCAACGTCACTGACGCAAGTGAAGGATTGATTCAAACAATCACTGGTTCAGGTACTTTCTTTACTTTTGAATTATTCCGTGAGACTTCTGATTACGCAGAAAACGTAACTGTAGCTCCAGAAAACGGAACAGTTGTTTACGAACAAACCGTAAACGCTGTATTCTTTAAAATGCAGACTGCTACTCGCAACCAAATTAAAGTATTAGCTCAAAACCCAAACATCAAAATGATCGTTGAGACAAACAACGTAGGTAACAATTCACAATACGTTTACGTAGGTGAAGAGTACGGCGTACAGTTGTTAACTTCAGCAGGAGGTACTGGTACCTTGTTTGGTGACCGCAACGGCTACACTTTAACCTTCACTGGTAGAGAACCAAATCCAGCTAGCTTCGTTTCAGCTTCTTCTGAGACTCAATTGCTAGCTCGTTTATCAGGAATTACAATTTCCTAATAATTAAACAACTAAGTGGGGGTTATGCTTTATGCATAGCCCCTATCTTGGTATTATTATACTATGTTCCAGTTAAACAAATCCCAAACAATAAACACAGTAGCATTTTATCCCAATGAAGTAGTTGCTTCAGGGAGTGGGGTGTTATTTGTATTTACACAATCTTATAGTAATACTGTAACTGGCAGTATTCAAGCTAGCGTTATTTCAGACCCATCAAATACTTCTTGGGTTATTGCTCAGTTTTCTGGTTCATTCTTGCCTTCCGCATCAGGACAATATACATTTGAGAGCTTTGAGCTAATAACCTCAGGTTCAGCTATTTGGAACTTAGATATTACGCAATGGCAAGCCGCAGCTACCAATTGGGAAAGTGCTACAGGCACATTATTAAGTGATTTAATTTCAACTGACAGAGCTATTATATCAGGAAGCGACGTTACACCGATTACTGAGTATGTATCACCGAATGAAGACGCGCGTTACACTGTTTACCTAGGATAATATGGAAAAACAATTTAAATTTCAAACCGTAAATAAGGTAGAATCAGACAGACAATTCCCTACAGAAAAAGCATCAAAGGGATTTGTTCAATATGGTCTATATAATGACTTCCCAGAATATCTTATTTACTTGTTTAATAATTCAGCTATCAACAATACCGCAATTAATGCTACAGTTGATGCTATCGTAGGTGAAGGTTTAGTATGTGATCAATCTCATTTACTAGATGAAGCAAACAACGAGGGAGAAAGCTGGAATGATATCTTTAAAAAAATATCCCTTGATTATAAATTATATGGTGGGTTTGCTCTTGAGATAATATGGTCAAAAGACCGTTCAAGAATCGCTGAAATTTACCACGTTGATTTCTCTTGGCTACGCGCTAAGGAAAAAAATGAACGCGGTAAAATACCGGGATATTACATTAGTGACGAATGGGCTGAAAAATATCGTTTTGGTCAAGCTGGTGGATTATACAACAGTGCTGCATCAACTGGTATGTTACCTGACCTACCATTCTTACCTGTATTTAATGCTAAAAAGAAAAACGAGGAACCAAAACAACTTTTTGTTTATAATCCTTATCGTCCTGGTCAGCGTTACTATCCTTTGCCTGATTATGTAGGTGCACTAAGAGTAATTGATTTAGATTCAGAGGTAGATAATTTCCATATCTCAAATATTAAAAATGGTTTAGCACCATCTTTAGCTATTACTACTTTTACAAATGCTGATCCTGATCAAAGAAACGAAATTGAATCAATGTTGCGTTTGCAATATCAAGGTTCAGGTAATGCAGGGCAATTAATGTATATGGATGTTGATTCTCCAGAAAATGCTCCTGTAATTACTCCTATTAACGGAAATGGTTCAGACGATTACTATATCGCAATTAACAATATGGTAAAAGAAAAAATATTAACAGCACACAGAATTACCTCACCAGAGATTTTTGGTATTATGACCCCTGGTAAATTAGGAGGTAAAGACGAGGTAACAGATGCTTATCTATTATTTATTAACACAGTTATTCGTCCTTTCCAACAAACCCTATTAGCTGAAATAGAGAATTTCTTACATTTGATGTTCCCAACAGCAGGTGAATTTTCAGTAGGTGTTCAACAATTAAGATTGTTTAACGATGGTGAAACAGAAGTTGATGTAGTAACGAGTGTTGAAAGTGAAGCAGGTGAAGATAAACAACTTGAAGCAGAAATAGAGCAAACAGATCAACAAGCGGAAAACGAGGCAACAGCAATAATTTAATAAAATGACTACAACTCTAATTATATCAGAAGAAAAGTTACATGAATTTACTGACATTAATGATAACTTAGATTCTAAGTTGTTAATGAACGCAGTTCGTGAGGCACAGGACATTTACCTACAACGCCTAACAGGTACTTCACTTTATGAAAAAATATTAGCTGATATTGATGCTAATACTTTAAGCGGAGAATACAAAGATTTAGTGGATGATTTTATTCAACCATTTCTAATT